TAGTCATTGTAGCAAGGTCTTCGTTAGCTGTGTAATCTTCAAAGATAGACTGAATAGGCTTAGACAGTGTAGCTAATTCAATATCACCAATACGGGATGTTCCAGTAACAGGTCTAATACCATCAGGTGCTAGAAAAAGTATGTCACCATTAAACTCTGCTACGCTGTCAGGAGCAACACAGCCAAGGTTAGAGGTAACTGTTTGTAATACAAAGTCAGCAATGTTATTACCAACTAAGCGCTTAATGTTATTACGCCCAAAGATGTACATCTCATTACGGAATGTTTTAAGCTGGGTAATCTCAAAGCCTACATTGATAACCCCAGCACCAGAAGCAGGTGTCCAATCAGTTTCATCTATAGGGGCACTAAAGTATAAGTTGTAAGGCTCAGAAGAATCACCAGCTAGAAATAAGTGGTTGTTAAACGCTGCAACTAAACTAGGTGCGCTGGGCGCTTGTCCACCGTTAAGCTGAACATACGTTGTACCATCCCAAGTAGAGGCAGGGTTAACACCATCAGCCATAGCAAACTTAGCTGCACCCCAGTTAAAACTTTCAAAGCGTACCTTAGATACACCAACCATAGTGGGAGAACCTACGCTAGTAACAGCATCCCAAGCCTCTGTAGTATTGTTCCACTTATGCAGATAGTTATTACCTGAAGAAGGCTTACGTGCAGCAAAGATACCATCATTTATATCAGCAGATACGTGTACACCTAGTACAGGAGTATTAGCTAGGCCAGGAACCTCACCATATGTTTTAGCATATCCACTAATACGTCTATACCCACCATTCAAGGCAGGTTCATAATTAATAAGACGCAGTGCTGAACCCGACATCTGACTACCCTGTGTTAAAGGGTCTTGGTTAACCACCAAGCCACCCATACAAGGTGTAGCGAAGGTACGTAGGTTATCAGCCATTATTTTATGCCAGACTGTTTATTGAAATATTTATTAGCTAGTACAGTAGATGTAATATATAAAGGTGAATCAAGAAGTAAGCGGCGCATGTTGTCCATACCCTGTTCAAACTTTTGCTGGTGAAGTGCCGCACTCTGTTCGTTAGCACGAAAGCGCATCAGGTACATAACTGCACCATCCACTACTACAGTGTTAAAACGATCAGGTACAATACATGGGTCACTGTAAATAGTCATATCAGATGGGTAAGACCAGTAGCGATACTCAATCTCATATGCATCATCTGGCAGAGGAGTAACACCAAACTTCATATCTTCTGTCTGGTAAATTGTACTAGGAATACTGTGTGCACTAGTACCACCTACATCCTCACCTGTACGATGATAACGAAGGTAGTCCTCATAAGTAATAACAGGTAGTTTTTCAGGTGTGTTACTCTTAGAAGATAAGCGCTTAATATAAAACGTATCCCAGTCAACCTTAGAGGCATCAGATGCAAAGTCGTACACACCTGTACCCACAGTCATAGGCTGCGCGTATGTTGTAAGAGTAAAAGGCCATTCTTGTGCGTGTTGTAATATCTCACGTACAGAAGAGTTGATAGCATCCTTAGCTAAAGCCTGTAAGTTACGAGCATCACTAAAGCCTTCACCACCAATGTCAAGCTCAACTTCATTGACACGGCGTAACGCTTGATTAACTAGGTTAACATAAGTAGCCATAGAGATATCCTGAAATTAAATGTGCTGAAGGGCCAGCCTCTTGACAAGACCAGCCCAACAGACTAAGTAGTATTAAGCAGCGTTGTAACGTACTGTTAGCAATGCCTCTGGACGGAGAATCTTTCTTCCGTAAAGGTGCATACCACGCACGATGTCTGCAAATGAGTCGGGATCACGATAGTTCTCGACTTTATTGATCTGCTCTGCAGAAGCAACAGCATCGTCCTGACCACCTACAATAACACCATAGTTAGCGTCTTGTGCAGTTGTACCAGAAGTACCAGCGCCAGTGCCTTTTGCTGGAAGGTTCGTAGACACATAAACACGGAAGCCGTGCAAGTTGTTTAGAACCAAGCCATTCATAAGACCTGAGCCACCGAAGTCAGCATTCAATACGCGGCTGTCTTCGTCTTTTAGCATCTCTACAAACACCGGGTCTACACAGATCCAACGCCCACGTGAGTCAACACTTGCTGTATCCATCTTACGAGCCATACGAGCTACGACTGTTAGAGGGGATACTGTAGTTGCTGACAACGCAGTTGCACCTGGCAAACGTGGTGCTAATGGAACTGAGTCTCCTGCTGTAGCAGAACCTGAGATGGTCAAGCTTGAGAAGTCAGTTGCGTCCAAGTGGTTCGCAGCAATGTATTCACCAGTAGCAGTCAAAGCAGTTTGCTTGTCACCTGATGAAGTAGTGATGTGAGCGCCAGCAGTAGTGTGACCTGAGAGGTACGACAATACGTCTGCGTCCATTGCATCAGCCATCTTATATGCTGCACGATCAGCAGCCAAAGATGTGAAGTCTACATTTGAGAACTGCTCTTCAATGTCATCCATCTTGAAAGCAAAGTAGTTAGCTTGGTCAATGGTCAACGAGAAGTCAGAGTCATCAAGTTTCTCAACAGTGATACCTGTATGACGCTGCAGAGCGTTAACTGTTACGTCTGGCTCTTTTTGAATGCGAACAGTGTCGCCTTGGTTTGCAATCTCACCGAAATATGAGTTGTTGGTGATTGCGTTAGTAACAGCAGCCTTGCGTAGAGCAATCTGTGCCTGTTTGGAGTAGATAATTGGGGAGAAGTTCCCGTCAAATCCACCTGATGCGGATGTAATAGCCATTTGTTGATTCCTTTCAAAGATATGGCGTGAAGTTTAGACACTACATATTCACTGAAAGAGGCTCTTCATATTAGGGTAGTCAGCATTGCATATTAGGATGGCCGTCCTGTAATGCGCTGGGCCTATACGTTGAGGTAGTTCTTTATTGTGGTTAGTGCTTATAAAAGCATACACACATATTTTGTGTATATACTATAGTTTTACTTATGAATCACTGTTTGTCAAGCTATTTCTTTGACATATCATAAATAAACTTTCCTTGGCGCTGGGCTTCAAATATCTCATCCATGCGCTTTTCATATTCTTTCATAGACATCTTGTCTACTTGTGATTCTCTTATATACTTAGACGCTTCATCATGCTCTGGTGTAGTGTTGCGTTTTGTACGAACAGAAGATGCAGCTTCTTTATCATTACTAGATGTCTTCTTACCAGTGATGCCTTTATCAACTTTGTACAAGTCAATCACACGAGCTACAGACTTAGCGTCATCTATATTCTCATACAGAGCATCTTGTACCCACTTAGGTTGATCCTTAGCCCATTCATGGAATATATCATCAGAGCGAATCTGACTAAAGTCAGGGTGTATAGCCGCTAGTTCAGCTTCAGCTTTCTCACGCTTAGCTGTAATGCGTAACTCTTCAATCTCTTTCAAGCGAGTATCTAGTGATGCAGACTTCTCATCAGCTTTCTTTGTAGCAATAGCTTCTACGATACCTGCTACGTCTGGATACTTCTTAGCCCAAGCTTCTATCTCTGCGTTTGACTTAGGTAGTACAAGCTCATTCTTAGTAGCTGCATCTAGTTGCTTCTCTAGCTTTTCTAGCTTAGTAGCTACTTCCTTGTCTTTCTCTTGCATGTGCCGACGAAGATCACCATAGCGTTGCTTAAACGTTTTCTCTTCAGCACTTAAGTTTGTATCATCTTCTTTTTGTGCTTTGGCTTTAGCTGGTGTTTCCTCTTTTTGTTCAGTATTACTTTCTGCCTGAACTGAGGTGTCCTCAGAGCTTTCGCTATCGGATTCACTATCAGTGGTTTCTTCCTGCGTTTCATTGTCTTCTTGCACCATGCCAGCTTGTTTCATAAGCTCACGTAGTTCTTCTTCATCACGATTAACTCGTGCCATGTTACGTAAATGTGATGCTGATTGCACCTCTACTTGTTCTACTTCAGCCATTGTTTACTCCTTATGTTGGGGCCAGCCGTAGCTGGGTAGCCTTATAGTTATGTGGATTATTCTTCGTCTTCTTTTTTATCATCTACTTTTTCATATGAAGATAAGAAACCGCCTGACTTTTCTACTTCACCTTTATCTACAGCACGTTGTACTGAACCGCCGTATTTTTCTGCTTGATTCATGTCACTTTCTGACAGACCCATAGCAGCACCTTCTTCCCTAGAAAGACCTTTATCAGCGAAAGTATTTTGTTTATTACGCAATCTATCAATAGACTCAAAATGACTAACAACCCTATCATTACCACTTTCTACTGCAGCATTATATGCATCACGTTCACTACCTATCCATTCAAGCTCTTTTTGAGGACCAGCTAGGCTTGTTAGTTTACTAGAATAGTCAGGTCTACTACTTTTACCTTCAGAACTAAATAGATCACTCA